AACATTACTAGTAACATTATCAAAATTTACCATAACACTTATAAGTTTAAGATTAATATTATTATCAGTAGCAATATTATTCTACTGAACAACATGACAAATATAATAATTAAATATAATACTCCAAATATATTATAATTTATTTATACTATAATTCTAGCTAATAATCAATAGCTATATTAAAATAACTAAAATCATTATAGCAATAGGAATTAACTTACCACGAGTATAATAAATATCAATAGTATCAAGAGTATCAAGATTATTATCAATATCAAGAGAATAAATAGTATCAAGAACAGTAATAGCAGTATCATCAATAACATTATCAACAACATAACTAACAGTATCAATATGATTAATAACATTAGTACTATTAATAGCGACTATAATAGTAATTATAATACTGATAGTATTAATATAGCTAGTATTAACTAGACATATTGCTATTATTACTCATGACTGACCATAACTAGAAGTCTTATTAGACTTGATGATGCTGTTATGATTGAACTTGATGATGAACATACAAATAGATATAATCTATTAATCTTATTCTAGTTATAGATAAAACCTATTAGATTGAATCTATTAGAACTAGAGATGATATAGATAGTGTCTATAAGAGATAGTCATGACGAATATGATAAAGAGTATCATGACGGGAATGAAGATGATGAAAATAGAGATGATGAGAATGATAAAGAATAAGATGAAGATGACGAAAACGATGATGATAATGAGAATGAAGAGAATGAGAATGAAGAAAAGAGTTAGGAACGATAGGTTTAGATTTATTATTAATAATATAATTAGAATGAAGATTATAGATAAAATGAATACCAGCAGCTATAGTCTCATCATCATGCTTATCTTCACCATATTCATCATCACTATCATCTTAACAATCAATCTTATTTTCATCATCATTATCATCGCCACATTCAGCATCTCTTATTTCTCTAATTATATCATTTCATACCACATTTATAATCATCAATACCATCATCAATAATACGAGCGATATCTTTTAGCTTACTACCAATATCAAATCTATGATTATCAACAATGGCATATATTTGTTCAATATCATTAACAATATCAGTAATCACTAGTTCTATCTCCATTAGTTTCGTCATGACGAATATCATTAAGATTATCATCATGACGAGCTCGATTAGTAATGCTAATCCGAAGAACTTGTGAAGCAAGTTCTGAAGCCTCACTAATTCCTATACTACTAGTATCACTAGTAGTATAAGTATGACTAACTCTAATTGTTAATAACTGTAATTATAACTAAATTAATATATAGCTAAATTCATGGGTAGACCCCCCGTGGAGGATGGAGATAAATATAACCAGCTAATATTCAGTAAGTTAAACATTACTACACCTGTATTTTAAACTAGCGTTATGCTATTGCAAGCTAGCTTGCTAGCATAGCTAGTTTAAAATATAGTAGGATGTTTGACATTACCAAATTTAGCTTGATTATTTTATAATTCATTAACATGGAGGTTTATCCATGACTATTAGCATTATTAATATTAGTATAGCTAAGCTCAACATCATGGGTTATTCGGTGGCTACTGTTGCAAGCAACAGCAGCCATAAGCTTACTAGCTTAACTAGTCTTACTAGTACCATCAGGCTCAATAGGAGATTCTCCACGAACTCCACTTTGAGTTAGAGCATCATTAATACTTTCAGCGATACTTCTAAGTTTATCGTTAATAAGACCTCTACAATCATCAACAACGGCATACACTTTATTAATATCATTAGCATTACCATTAGTGGTTATATTAGTAATAGCAAGAGGAATATTAGCATTAGTAGGATAAAGATTAGTAAGTTCAACAGAAGTCATAGAATGATTATCATCATTCTCAATCTCAATAGTAGTAATAATACGATGTACTTTCATAATGTTTAATATTAGGACAAGACTTATCAGAACTTGCAGCTAGTTCATGACTGACAAGTCTTATCAGACTGTTAAGTTCGTTTGCTGCAATCTATTTAATGTTGATAATGAGCATTTCCATGTTGAACACTAGCAACAGCATCAACAAAACTATTGTTGATAACATCAGTGCTACCAACCCGAAGGTTAGTAGCACCATGTTCATTAAAACGGTACGTCGTCATCGTTCATTACAGTAGCAACAAAACTAGCCGCTTTAGCTTTAGCCTCACGCTTGACAGCAATGGCAGCACGAGCGTCCTCCATAATCTGCTTGATAAGTACATTATATGCACCAACAAGAACAGGGTCAGCAGGCTGTTCGATACCTACAATATGATATACATATCGGTCATAATCCACAACATCGTAAAGATTGTCTTTACGAGTAAATGGATTACGGTCTTGTACACCAGCAGGTACAAACTGGCAAAGAACTTTGGCAGCAACACCAGTCAGATACATACTAGCAAAGCCAGCTTCAGCAGCCTCGCCAACATAGTTGACAAATCTACCGTAAAACTTGTCTTTGCGCATTACAAGCAGTATCTGATTGAATGGCATCTGAATAGCACCAAGTATACCCATTCGATGTGTACCATTAGGCATACTTTGAGCACCTTTGACAGGACTAGCAATAGTAACAAACGCATTGAGATAAGACTTACCATTACGACCTGTACGTTCTTGACAATCAATATTAGTAATGACAGTAGTCATTACATAACTATGACCATCAGTACAGATGCGTCTAACAACCTCATCAATGGTTTCCACTTGCGCAGAACTTTGGTTATCTGTATCAACAGTAGGTTGAACAGGTTGGTTAACACTAGTAGTTGGTTCAACTACATTAACACTCTCAGGAGCAGCAGCACTCTGTGCAGCTTGCGCTAAATCTTTAACGTCTGGCATGACTATTAAGTATTTAATTACGCTAATCAGTAGCATTACTAACAGTTGTTTTCGTTTCAACTGCAAAGTATTTAATGTTGATAATGAGCAACATCATCTAGTAGAGATTAATCTCTACTAAGATAACTAACAATAGCCGATAGTATTCCAAATACAACAGCAGTAATCTGTTCATCACTAGTTGGCTCTATTTTAAATGCTAGTATGATAGCTGGCATCATCAGTACGATTGCAACGAATAACAATGGTTTGTTTGTTTTCATAATGATTGGTATTAATAGTTAATAATGTAATGAGATGAATAATCTCAATGTATTTAATGTTGATAATGAGAGCAAGAACTTTACTTTCTCCTAGAACTTGACGGGGGTGTCCAAGATGAATTTAACGACCCACCCCTTATACTCACTAGCCTCATCAAAACATTAATATACATTATTTTCACTCTTACTATTACCATTATCATTACCATTATTATCTTTACCTTCATCTTCATTATCATTTCCATTATATTTACTTTTCTCTTCATTATCTATATAACCCTTACTATCATTTTCACTATCACTCTAATTATTACCATTATTACCATTATTACCATTATTACCATTATTACCATTACCATTACCATTACCATTATTACCATTACTATCATTTTCACTCTCACTCTCACTCTCACTCTCACTCTCACTCTCATTATAACTTTTCACTATCACTCTCATTATCGTTACCTTTATTACCTTCATCTTTATTATTTTCATTATCTTCGCCCTCATCTTTATAATTATCATCATTTTTATCATCGCATTTAACTCAGTCCTCACCAATATCTACAACTTCAGTTGCATACAAATCTTTATTAGCAATAACAATACCTTTATCAGTATCATTTTTAAATAAAACAAATTTATCAACTATAAGTCTATCTTTATCATCAAAAGTTTTTATTAATTTAGCTTCACTAATAATATTAATAAGTTTGTTAACATCACCTCTAAATATATAAATAGGATTAACAACATAAATATTTTGTAAATTAGTTCTTTTAATAATATTTTCATCTTCAAGATAAGCAATAGCGTTATAATAATCTCTACGATTAGGTTTAACTAAACCATAACCTTTAATTAAATCATGAGAAATATAAATAACATTACTATTAAATTTAATATTTTCAGCAATATAACCAATAAAAGAAATAATAACAGCATATCTATTTTTTCTTATTATATCCCAAACTCTCATACCAATAGTAATAAAATTACGTTTAATACCAACTTCTTTACTAAGATGATAACCATTATCAAATTCAACAACTATACCAGTTCTGGTACTTTTATTATAACTAAAAGGATTAGCAACAACAAGTCTTTGTTTTTTAAATTCTTCTAAACAATCAGCATTATAACAAACATCATTAACAAGTTTATTATAAACTTTAGTAGGTTTAAAATCTTCTTTAAAAGTCATAACAATAATAGTATTAAGTTTAACATAAAAATATATTACTCTAGGAAATTAGCGAAATGTGTTCCACCCATGGAACAAATATAGCAAATAAATAGCGAAATGTGTTCCATGGATGGAACAAGTTATATATTGTAACTTATTGATAATTAAATAATTATAAGTTAGCAATAGTATCTATATAGATATATATATATATATATATATATATATTATATATAATATTAATATATATA